GACCCTCCAGACCTTGGCGCTTTTGAGTTTGTGAGCGCGGCAGTTGCGGGCTATGCTAATACAGTAAAGGGCGTTGCAGCAGGAAGTTTAGGTAAAGTGCTAGGCGTGGACAAAGCAGACATTTCTAAGATTATAGGTGTGGAATAATGGAAAAAGATTGGGATTATATCGCTCGTCTTGAAAAAGCGATTAAAGCAAAGTATGGTGAAGGTGCAATTCTCAATCCAAAGTCTAATTGGACGGAGGAAAAAGAACAAGAATATATTGAACAATTAAAAGAAATTGCAAAAAAAGAAACAATACGAAAAGAACAAACAGATAAAGTTGAAAAAGACGGTTTTTTCATCGCTAAGAATCTAATTACTAAGAAAAGCAAAAGAATATGTCCAATTTGTGATATTTATTCTTTTAAAGCAAATGACGATCTTTATGTAAATAAATATGGTTGCTGCTTTAAATGTTATATTCAGTGGATCGAAGGCCGCGAAGAGCGCTGGCTAGAAGGTTGGAGGCCAAGTAATGAGAATAAGAAAAAATAAAAGACGAATTGATCCAAGATATTTTTTACATGAAACACAAATAAACGAAGAAGAAACGACGGAATCAGAAAAAACCGAACCAGAAGCACCAGAAGCACCAGAAGCTGTAGCCCCCCCACCCGAAGAGGAAGTCCCTGGACGCAATGAGCGACAAAAGCAAAAGCATAGAAAAGGACTCGAATTCCTTAAGGACAACGGCTACGACGGTTACGAAGATTTTTATGACAGCCTAGCCACCGCCGGCCTGACCGGAAAGCTCGGCCGCGCCTCCGAAGACAAAATCTGGGGCAAGAAACACCAACAAGCTTGGGACGCTCTGATGGTTACGGATTGGGGGTCGACCCCAGATCCCGAGAGCGAAGCAGATCTGGATCCCGAAGAAGAAGCCGCCGCCGAAGAAGCCCCCATTGAAACATCCGCCACCGCCACTGGCGAAGAAATAACTCCCGAGACCCTCAAACTAGGCGCTGCAGAAGTTGCCAAACAAAAACGAGATGCTCGAATAGCTAAGCGTTCGGATCGTCATCGTCGACGTGTCGCTAAGCAAACTGGTCGCGACCCAGTTACAGGTGAAAAAGCAAGAGTAGTAGATACAGCTAACACACAATTGTTTTTAATGACTAAAGGACAAAAAGGCCGCGTCGAGCCACCAAAAATAGTTCTTCCAGGTGAGCCAGAATATGATGACGCACGAGATGCTGAGCCAGGAGACCCGACATATCAAGAAAAAGAAACTGGAGGTGTAACCTTAGAGCCATCCAAGGGTGTGAAAGCGGGAGGCCTAACTCCTGACACCAAAGGCAGAAGAGTCATTGCTGGATCTCCAGAGGAAAAACCGATTCCTGTAGCAAATCTTGGCGATGTCGCACTCGCCGGCGAATTACAAGGAGGTTCTGCACAAGCAGTAGATGAGGCTGTAGCCCTTCAGATTAAAATGATGCGTTCACCCGGTTTAGAGATCCCTGAACAAGGAAGAGGCGAGTTTGCCGGCAAGGTATATAAAGATGCTCGCGGAAACGAATATCGAGAATATGAATTGGAAGACGGCGCCCCCGCCTGGGTAAAGATTAAACGTGATGAATATGGTCTCTACAAATCTCATTTACCTGTTCGTCTTACAGATGATGAAATCGCTGGCCTTAGAGAGACGCCACCAAAAACAGATGCTGAGTTACTTAAGCTTATGGGAAAACAGCAATTAGATAAAGTTAGCGAAGTTGGAATTAGAGCTTTAGTGTCGGCGCAAAAAAATGGTTCCAAACATGCCGGAGCAATTTTAAACGGTATGGGAGCTGGTTTACGAGATCGCGAAAGAAGACTAGACAAAGACATAAGAACAATTAAGAAGACTGCTGAACGCATAACCAAGCTCAAGAATATTTTACAGGGCGAAGAACGCCTCGGAAACCCAGACCCAGAATATACAAGAGAAGTTGAAAAACAGTTGCGGAATCATCAAACAAATCTTTACTGGAGAGAACAAAACGTTAAAGAAACCCAGGCAAAAGTAGGTAGGTTACGAAAAATGCTCACACTTGGCGAGGCTGACGAAATATTTACTCCAAGCGATCGCGAAGCACTTGAAAAAGCAACTGCCGAGGAAGAGATGCATAGCCCCGATGCCGCCCGCGCCCGAACAGAAAAGAAGTGGGCCGAAGAAGAAGCCGCCCGTAAAGCCGCTGCGGAAGAAGCCGCCGCCGAGAAAACCACTGCATTTGAGCGTGAAAGGGAACGTCGCCGCCCAGCGGTACGAATGGATGAATCTTTAAACAGGAATACTAGAAATATTAAAATTCGAATTAATAAAAGGAGAAGAAAATAAATGGCAACAGTATATGAAATAATTCAAGGAATTAATCAAGCCGCAGCAAATGCACATGATGGTGCACACGATGAGAAATATTCTTATGATGGTAAAGCCCGGAAGGTTGGTCTAAAAAGAGAAGAGGGTGATTGTATTATCGACTCAAGAGTTATGGATGGGTTTAAAGTTAAGATTCACGGGGACAAACTAGTTCTTAATTATCAATCTGAAATTACTTTGAAAGATTTCCATAATAGAAATTTCGAAGATGATGTTGAAGATACATTTAATGATATTGTAAAGTATCTTAAAAAAGAATATAAGAGTGTTACAAAAAATACTTTAACTTTGACTTCACAAGGAGATGCAGATATTCATGCGCAAAGTATGTCAAGAAAACGTAATTGGGTTCAAGCTACAAAAACTTATAAAATTGGCAATATGGGAGAGACCGAACCAGTAACTGAAGAAAGTTCTGAAGATCGTTTAGATGATGCTGTAAAGAAATGGTTGGCACTGAGCGGAGAAAACGCAAAGAAACCACAAAATGTATCTATTAAAGGATAAAATAAGTGACATACCAAATAACAAAACAAGAAATGAAGAAAGAGATCCTCAAATGTGGAAAGGATCCGGTTTATTTTGTTAACAATTACGCTCGAATTTCACACCCACTAAAAGGTTTAGTCCCATTTAAAACATATGACTACCAATCTGACCTGCTAAACAATTTTGATGATCACCGATTCACAGTCATTCTTAAGGCACGCCAGTTGGGGATCTCAACGATTACAGCTGCTTATGTCGTATGGTTAATGCTTTTCCATCGCGACAAGAACATTCTTGTAATGGCTACAAAATATACTACTGCCTCTAATCTTGTTAAAAAGGTTAAGCACATGCTTAAACATCTACCAGACTGGGTTCAAATCGCAAAAGTTGAAGTAGATAATAGAAGCTCTTTTGAGTTAAGTAACGGTTCTCAAATTAAAGCCTCTTCGACATCTGCAGATGCTGGCCGTTCAGAAGCCTTGTCACTGTTAGTCGTAGATGAGGCCGCACACGTTGAGGGTTTGGACGAACTGTGGACAGGCTTATATCCAACACTTTCAACGGGTGGTCGATGCATCGCACTTTCAACACCGAATGGTGTCGGCAACTGGTTTCATAAAACATACATTTCCGCTGCCGCAGAGAAAAGCGACTTTCATCCTATCAAATTAATGTGGTATGCACATCCTGATCGCGACGACCATTGGTTTAAAAAAGAAACAAAAAACATGTCGAAACGACAAATCGCCCAAGAGCTAGAATGTAACTTTAACGCTTCGGGCGATACTGTTGTCCACTCAGAAGATATAGCGCTAGTCGATAAGCAAATTATAGCACCAAAATATAGAACAGGGTTCGATAGAAACTTTTGGATTTGGGAAGAATACAATTCAGAAAATAGTTATTTGCTATCAGCGGACGTCGCTCGTGGCGACGGGAATGACTATTCTGTATTTCATATATTTAAGCTAGAAACTATGGAAATTATCGCAGAGTACCAAGGAAAATTAACACCCGATCTTTTTTCAGAAGTAATATTTAATGCTGGTAGAGAGTTCGGCAATTGCATGGTAGTCGTTGAAAATAACTCCGTTGGATTTTCCGTGCTAGAAAAGTTAAAAGAAAAAGAATATCCTAATGTTTATCACTCTATTAA